TCCGGCCACGACGTTCCAGGATTTCATCGACACGACCAACATCTCCACAGGCAACAAGTATTTCGCGATCGGCTTCAAACTGAACACCACGACCAGCCAGACGATCGTGCACTGGTCGATTTCCAGCACCGCGCGCATCTGGATGCTGTTCACGTCGTCGGGCGGCGCGCTGCTGTTCCGCTATGCAGGCCAGGGCGGCTCGAACGTCGATCTCACCGTCATGGCTACGGCCGACACGAACTGGCACACCGTCGAAGTGCACAAGGTCGGATCGAATCTCGACATCTGGCTAGACGGCACGAAGGTGATCAGCGCGCACACGATCACGCAGACAGGCAGCCTCGACTGCAACATCTTCCGCCTGGGTGGTGGAACGGGGGCGTCTGGCACGCCGCAGATGAACGGGGACGTGAGCCGGTTGGTGCTGGTGAGTGGTGATCCGACTGCCGATCTTGCCACCATCCGCAAGCACGTCGGCCGAGCGCACGGGCAGGCGCTGTGAGGGACGCCGCCGCGCTTCTGGCCGCCGCGGAGGCCGAGGCCGGCCGCACGCGCAAGACGTTGGTCTCGGTCGATGCGCTGCGGCTGCTGCTGGCGGGGCTGCCGGAATCGCCGATGGCCGAGGCGGATACGGTGCGAGGTCTCGGCGCGCAGGCGTGGCATGACACGGCCGTGCGCTACTTTCGCGGGTTGGGCGCTATCGCGCACGTGGACGACAAGCGCGACACGGTGGCCAGCCTGCGCGCCATCGCGCTGTTCTATCGCGGCGAGGGGCCGCTGGTCGAACACGTCGTGCGCAATGCCGATGGCACGCTGACCGTGCTGCGGCCCAGTCCAGACGACCCGGCGCCCGCGCCGCCTCGTCGCACCCCGCTGTCCGATGCCGCGCCGGGGAACCCATAAGGTGCGCGTGCTCGCCATGCTGGCGGCTGCACGCCCGCGCATCGTCGCCACCGACGCGCTGCTGCACGCGATGTATTGGGATGACCCAGGCGGCGGCGCGCTCTCGGCCGAAAAGCGGCTGCACCTGGTGATCCTGGCCCTGCGGCGTCGCCTGCCGCCGGGGGCGATCACGAACCATTACGGCGTCGGCTACGCGCTGGCGCGAGGCGTCGACGTGCGCGATCTGCTGCCCGCTGAAAAGGGTTTGCCAGCATGAGTTTCCTGTCTCCAAAGACACCCTCGGTGCCGCAGCCGACCCCGCCGCCGTCGCGCGACAGCACCGCCGACGCGGCCGAGGCCGAGCGCCGCCGCGCCGCTGCCGCCCAGGGCCGCAACAGCACGATCCTGACCGGCAGCCTGGGCACGTCGGACGGGGCCGCGCCGGACAAGCGCAAGACGCTTTTGGGGGCTGGCTGATGGCCGACATTGCCGCCCTGATCGCGCGGCACGATCGCCTGCGCGCCGACCGCGGCACATTCGATAGCCTGTGGCAGGAGGTCGCTGACTACATCATTCCATCGCGCGAATTCACCCAGCGCCGCGGGCCGGGCGAAAAGCGGATGACGAAGATTTTTGACACCACCGCCATCCTGGCGTGCGAGCAGCTGGCCGGCGCGCTGCACGGCATGCTGACCAGCCCAGCCGTGCGGTGGTTTGCGCTGCGCTCGGCCGACGGCGCCGGCAACGATGCGGCGCGGGCGTGGTTCGACGACGCGACCGATGCCATGTACGACGCCTTCAACTCGCCGGTGGCGGGCTTCGCGACCAACAGCCACGAGACCTATCTCGACGTGGCGGCCTTTGGCGGCGGCGTGCAGTTTGTCGCCGACCGCGGCCGGCTTGGCCCGCAATTCCGCGCCCTGCCGCTGGCCGAATGCTTCATGGCCGAAGGCGCCGACGGCACGATCGACACGCTGTTCCGCTGCTACGAGATCGCGGCGCGCAACGCCGTGGCGACCTGGGGCGCGGCGGCGGTGGGCGAGAAGATCGCCAAGCTGATCGAGAAGACGCCCGACCAGTTGGTGAAGATCGTGCACGCCGTCTATCCCCGCGCCGAAGCCGAACGCTTCAACGGCCGCGACGCGCGGGGGCGGATGCCATACGCCAGCATCTATTTCCACCTCGATGGCAAGCACGTCATCGAGGAGGGCGGCTTCAAGGATTTCCCCTATGTCGCGCCGCGCTGGGCGAAGCGGTCGGGCGAGGTCTATGGCGCCGGGCCCGGGCTGTCCGCGCTGGCCGACGTGAAGATGGTCAACGCCATGGCCGAGGTGAACCTGCGGGCAGCACAGCTCGGCATCGCGCCGCCGCTGATGGCGCCCGACGACGGTTTCCTGAACCCGGTCGACACGCGGCCGAACGGGATCAACTACTACCGCGCTGGCACGCCCGAGCACGACCGCATCCAGCCCATCATGACCGGCGTGCGGCCGGACCTGGGCCTTGACCTGATCGAGAGCGTGCGGGCCAGCATCAAGGCATCGTTCTACGTCGAATGGATGAACCTGCCTGACGGGCCGGAGATGACGGCAACCGAGGTGCTGCAACGTCGCGACGAGCGCCTGCGCCTGCTTGGCCCGATGGTGGCTCGCCTTCAGCAGGAATTCCTCGGCCCGATGGTGGCCCGCACCTTCCGCATCATGTTTGAGAACGGGCTTTTCCCGCCGGCGCCGCCGGAACTGTCCGGCGGGGCGTTCCGCGTCGAATACCTGTCGCCGATCGCGCTCGCGCAGCGGGCCAGCGAGGCCGAGGCCGCGTATCGCCTGTGGGCCGCCGCCGCGCAGGCCGAGCAACTGTCGCCCGGGTCGTCGCGCGTGGTCGACGTGCCGGAAAGCCTGCGCTACCTGGCCGACCGCTTCGGCACGCCGCAGAAGCTGCTACGCCCGGCCGAGGAGGTGGCGGCCGCGCAGCAGCAGCAGCAGCAGACCCAGCAGGACAGCATCGCAATCGGCCAGGCGCAGGGGCTGGCAGGCGTGGCGAAGGACGCGGCGGCGGCGGCTGCGCAGTTCCGGCCGCAGCAGCAGCCGGCGGCGGCGTGACGTGGTGCAGTGGCTTCGCCGGACGCGCAGGACGACGCAGGAACAGGCGGCCGACGCTGCGGCGCAGCTGGCGCAGGACTATCGCACCGTCTTCGCCGCCGAGGCGGGCCAGCGCGTGCTGGCCGACATGCTGGCCCGCAACCACGCGGGGCAATCGACCTTCAGCCCCGACGCCGCCGTGATGGCCTTCCGCGAGGGCCGCCGGCGCGCCGTGCTGGAATTGCTCGACATGATCAACCGCAGCCCCGATGCGCAGCGCCGCCTGCTGCTGACGGGCGATACCGAAGAGGTCTTCCATGGCTGATCCCGCTCCCGCCGCCGCCGCCCCGGCCGGCTCGCTTCTGGGTGGCGCGCCCGCTGCACCCGCGCCCGCCCCGGTGCAGGGCAGTGCCGACGACGCCCGCGCGTGGCTGCCGGGCGAATTCCGCGAAGACCCGACCTTCAAGGATTTTCGCGACGTGGCCGGGCTGGCGAAAAGCTACAAGCACGCCGCCGCGATGGTCGGGCTGGACAAGGGGCAGGTGCTGCGGATGCCGAAGGGCGCCGACGATGCGGAGGGCCTGGCCGCGGTGTGGAACGCGCTGGGCAGGCCCGAGAAGGCCGACGGCTACGGCCTGGCCGCGCCGGTGGATGCGGTGACGCCGGAGACGATCACGGCTTTCGCGGCCAAGGCGCATGCGCTGGGGCTGAGCAAGGCGCAGGCCGAGGGCGTGCTGGCCTTCTATGGCGAGACGGCGGGCGGGCTGGCGACGCAGGCCGGCGAGGCGATGGCCGCCCAGGCGAAGGAGGCCGAAGCCGCGCTGCGCAAGGAATTCGGCGCGGCCTTCGATGACAAGATCCATGCGGCGCGGCGCGTGCTGCGCGAGGTCGCGGACGACGAGACGATCGCGATGCTGGACCGCACCGGCCTGGGCAACAACGCGGGCCTGATCAAGGTGCTGGCGCACGCCGCCGCGGCCAGCAGCGAGGCCCCGGCGCTGAAGGGCGGGGGCGATACGCAGATCAGCCGTCGCCTGACGCCGGCCGACGCCAAGGCGCAGCTGAGCGCGATGGAGGCCGACGAGGAAACGATGAAGCGCCTGATGGATGGCAGCCATCCGGGCCACGACGAGGCGCAGGCCCGCCGCCGCCGCCTGATGGCCGATGCCTATCCGGGCGCCGCCGCGTGACGCCGGAGGAGGTCCGCGCCGAGGCGCTCGCGGCCGCGCTGGCGATCGTGCCGAAGGGCGTTCCGACGACCACGCCGCAGATCGTGCTTGACTATGCCACGGTGTTTGAGCGCTACCTGATGGGCAGCGACGCCGGGGAGCGGGAAACCGTCCGGACAGTCGCTCGGGGGGCAGCCCGCTCCCGATAGAGACCAGGGCCAGACGCGGGTCCGGGACCTTTCCCGGGGAGCTCAGTCGATCGGTGCAAACAGCATTGGTCGGGGGCTTCCCGAATGTCTTTCCAGGTTACCGAAGCCTTCCTGATGAGCTACGGCAGCAACGTGCGGCTGCTGGCTCAGCAGAAGGCATCCCGTCTGCGCGGCGCCGTCACGGTCGAGCCGGGCGTGCGCGGCAAACGCCACTACATGGACTATGTCGGCTCGGTCTCGGCGTCGAAGATCACCAACCGGCACGGCGACAGCCCGCTGAACTCCACGCCGCATTCGCGCCGTGCGATCGACCTCGCCGGCTACGACACCGGCGACCTGATCGACGACATCGACAAGGTGCGCATCCTCGACGACATGTCGAGCAGTTACACCCAGGCGCACGGCGCGGCGATGGGGCGCTCGATCGACGACGTGATTATCGAGTGCCTGTTCGCCGATGCGCGCGCCGGCGAGGAGGGCGGCTCGACCGTCACCTTCCCGGCCGGCAACCAGATCGCGGTCAACAGCTGGGCCTATGGCACCGGCTCGGGCAACGCCGGCCTGACCATCAGCAAGCTGATCGAGGCCAAGGTGAAGCTCGACGGCGCCGAAGCCGGCGTCGATCCGGACGAACCGCGCTTCATCGCCTGCTCGGCCAAGCAGATCGGCAACCTGCTGGCCACTACCGAGACCACCAGCAGCGACTACAACAACGTCAAGGCCCTGGTCGAAGGCAAGATCGACAAGTTCATGGGTTTCACCTTCATCCGCACCGAGCGGCTGGCGGTGGACGGCAGCTCGTACCGGCGCGTCGCCGCCTGGTGCAAGTCGGCGATCGGGCTGGCGATCGGCGCGGACATCGAGAACCAAGTGACCAAGCGGGCCGACAAGCGGTTCAGCTGGTACGCCTACTTCAAGATGTTCATCGGGGCGAGCCGGCTTGAGGAAACCAAGCTCATCGAAATCAAGTGCCTGGAGAGCTGAGCCATGCCCGTCACCGAACCCTCGATCACGTCTCCGAACCAGGCACCGGTCTCGCTGGCCGGCGGCCGCCGGCGCGTTGCCGCGTGCATCTTCACCTTCGCGTCCGACGCGCAGGGGACATACGCACTGCCGATCATCCTGCCGAAGGGCGCTCGCGTGTGGGATGCGCGCTTCAACCTGTCGGCTTCGGCCGGCGGCACGGCGACCCTGGCCTTCGGCATCAGCGGCAGCACCGGCAAGTACCGCGCCGCGGCGACGCTGACCACCACGGACAGCTGGGTGTCCGTCGGCCTGAACGCGGCCATGGGCGTCGAGCTCGCGGCTGCCGAGCAGATCATCATGACCGTGGCTGCGGCAGCGCTGCCGGCCTCGGGCCGCATGGTGGTGCTGTTCGTCTACAGCATCGACTGAGCCTGTCGGGCGGGGGCTTCGGCCCTCGCCCGCCCTGACCGGAGCGCGCCGTGCCGCAGTCGTGGACCGAAGTCTGCAACCTGGCGCTCACCGACCTTGGCAACCAGCGGATCACGTCGCTGGACGACCTGACCAAGGAAGCCTCGCTCTCGAAACTCGTCTATCCCGCCTGCCGCGACGAGGTGCTGCGGCTGCATCCGTGGAACAGCGCCAGCCGCCGCGCAGCCCTGCCCGAACTGGCCGCCGCGCCCGCCTTCGGCTTCGATCACCAGTACCAGCTGCCGGCCGACTGCCTGCGCGTGCTGCGCCTGCCCGACGCCGACGCGGACACGGTGTGGAAAGTCGAGGGTCGGGTGCTGCTGACCGACCTGGGGGCGCCGCTGTCGGTGCAGTACGTGGCCCGCCTGGACGATCCCGGCGAGATCGACCCGCTGCTTGTGGCGGCCATCGCGGCGCGGATCGCGCTGCGCCTGTGCCGGCCGCTGACGCAAAGCGAATCCCTGCTGGAGGAAATGCGCCGGCTGTTCGCCGACCGGCTGCGCGACGCCCGCTCGGCCGACGCGCAGGAAGGCGGGGGCGACCGGATCAGCGCGGAGCTTTTCGTCGATGCCCGCCGCTAACCAGCCGCAAACGAATTTCACCAGCGGGGAACTTTCGCCCCGGCTGCTGGGCCGGCCGGACATCGAGCAATTCGGCAACGGCGCGCAGCTGCTGGAGAACTTCACGGTGCTGCCCCAGGGCGGCATCACGCGACGGCCCGGCACCTATTTCGTGGCGGAGACGAAGGACAGCACGCGCCGCGCCCGGCTGATGCGCTTCGTGTTTTCGACCGTGCAAGCCTACATGCTGGAATTCGGCCACCAGTATGTGCGGGTGCTGCGCAACCACGCGCGGGTGGAATCGCCGCCCGGAACGCCGGTGGAACTCGCCACGCCATGGACCGAGGCACAATTGCCGGCGCTGGGCGCGGTGCAGTCGGCCGACGTGCTGTTTCTCGCGCATCGGTCCTGGCAGCCGCGCAAGATCAGCCGCACCAGCGACACGGCATGGAGCATCGCGACCTTCGATGCGGTGGGCGGGCCGTGGGATGAAAAGAACGAGGACGCCAGCAAGACGCTGACGCCAAGCGCGACCACCGGCAGCATCACCATCACCGCCAGCAGCGCGGTCTTTGCCGCGACCGACGTTGGACGGCTGGTGCAGCTGCGGCAGGGCGTGACGGTTGGCTATCCGGGCAGCCCCACCGCCTTTGTGGTCGGCGACACGACGGTCGCCAAGGTCGACGGCATCGTGCGGTCCTACCGCTGCATCGGCGCCGGCACTTCGGCGCAAATCCTGGTGAACGCATCCGAAGGCGACTACATCACCGACGGCACCTGCATCTGGAAATTTCTCGGCCGCAGCCAGGTGTGGTCTTCGGTGCGGATCACCGGATACACGGACAGCACGCACGTCACCGCCACCGTGATCGACCGGCTGCCCAGCACGGCAGTCACCGGCGAGTGGCGGCTTGGCGCCTGGAGCGACACCACCGGCTGGCCGCAATGCGTGACCTTCCACGAGGAGCGGATCGTCTTCGCCCGCGGCCAGACGATCTGGATGAGCCGCACCGGCGACTTCCCGGACTTCACGCCCAGCTATGACGACGGCGAGGTCGTCGCGACCCACGCCATCACGGTGACGATCGCCGACGACGAGGTGCAGGACATCATCTGGATGGCGAGCACGCCGCGCGGCCTTCTGGTCGGCACGCGCAGCGCCGAATACCTGGTCGGCCAGGCCAGCGCGAACCAGCCGCTGGCCGGGGACAACGTGAAGGCCGCGCGGCAGAGCGACCGGGGCACCGCGCCCGACGTGCCGGCGATACGCGCCGGCGGCGCCGTGCTGTTCATGCAGAAGGCCGGGCGGAAACTGCGCGAGATGCGCTATGCCTACGACGCCGACGCCTATTCCACTGTCGATGCGACGATCCTGTCCGAGCACATCACGGCCGGCGGCGTCACCGCGCTGGCCTGGTGCGAGGAGCCGGACGGGCTGCTGTACGCCGTGCGCGGCGACGGCGCC